TACTGGAAAACGCCCTGAAATATAAGGGGGTATATGGGGCAAGGGTCTTAGCAACGCCATCGATGATAACAGGAACCGCGACCTCGATCAGGGTCTGATACACCATCTCAGACAGCGATGATTGACCAGTAATGACAGGGTAGAACGGTGTGGTGGTGTTCGGGGCGGCCGAGGTGGAGCCAGAGGACCCAAGAGAAACCAGTGTAGCTTGAAGCCACAGCAGTGGGTCCCGTGGGGGTCATAAGCTTCAACCTGTAAGTGACCTTGAACAGCCCACCAAGTAGGGCGGCATTTGCCGCCGTATTATAACCGTAAACCATACCCTGCGACGTAAGCCGCAAATCACCGCTATCAGTGACAGGTGCCGCATAATACGAGTTTGCATCAGACGGTGAAGTTTGGTAATTGAGGGTGACAGGCCTCCACGCCTGCCCAACAACAGCATGCTGGTTGGACATTAGACGGGAGATAACCGCCGCCGAATTCACGGGCGGCACAGGGGGATCATTGGGGTCCCTATCGTAATACATGAAGACCATCCCACTGGTCGTTGTAGGACAGGTTGGGATGTACGTGACCTGCAAGCTCATAATCTTATAAGTCTCGAACAAAGGCACCATACGCGCAATGCGCGTACCTATCCATGTAGAGGGATTGAAATCAAGCAAAAGACACATAAGGCCAGAGCCTTGAACCTGAATCATGCCAACAATCTCAGAACCAACAACCTCAATGTCCCCATTAGTACCCGAATTCTTCATACCGAACCTGGTTGAGAGGTCAGTGCGTTGAGCAGTTGGTTGACTTTGCTTTGAACTGCCCGTTCCAAGTCCTCGTTGGACTTGCTGAGTTGTGTTAGCGAGTTGCTTACTAGGGCTACTTGCCCTGTTACGATTCCCAGCTTTCTTCCTAGCCATATTGTCAGGAGAAGTGAGATGATTATAACACTCGCAATCAGGGGTAGAAGTGTGCTAAGATCACTCATAAAGTGATTATTTTACGCAGGAATGGCCAATTACAAATAAGACCTGCGAAGGCGCGCACACGCGCCAAAAGAAAGTGATCACTCATATCCAAGCCATAAGGAACGATAATCCCTCATGGTTGGAACCTTACCCTTGAAGAAATCGACAGGGATAACAACATCATCAGTGGTGAAATCAGCAGAATAATCAGGCTGAACACCACGTGACGTGAGCCACTGCACAAACTCATGCAGCAACTCCCGGGTTGGTTCATGCCAATAAGCCTCACATAGGAGTGCAATGGCTCTAACCATGGTTTGCCCCGGGGTTTGCTTAGAGTGTGGCTTCAACAAGGAAGCCAAGATTTTGCGCGGTTGGACTGGTTCTTGGACATATTGACCAGAGTCCTCGTCGATCTTAAACCGACCGCCAAGGAAAGTAAGCCCTGTGAGTTCAGTGGATTCGACTGTCGATTCCACCTTAAAGTGAACCCCACAGGACTCATAAATAGGTGCTCGGGCGGCAGCAGAGAAGGTGCCAACCACCTCATCACTCATTGAGATAAGCTCGTCGTCGCCATAAAGACAGGCTTCAACATTGTTTTTGAAGTGCGAATAATCTTCAGAAACAAGCCTAATATACGCCAGTGACAATAACATGAAATGAATCAGTGTGTTATCAGCTGACGTATTACCATCCCCGGACTTCATGCCATGGTCAGCCTGTAGTATGTAACCGAGTTGTAAGACAATGAACGAGTCCACGGCCTCACGATAGTAATAGGCAAGCCTATCCCAATTTTCCTGAGTTTTAAACTCAGGTGCTAACATTTCCCACCTAAACAACAAACAAAGTTCTCGGATCCAGCGGGCCTGCCTGGCATCATATTTTGCCATGTCAGACTCTTCCTTATGAGGATGCTTATTGATCTTAGCTGCAAGCTTAGAAACACCCCCATAGTACTTACTGAACCCAAGTGACGACGAATGCTGCCAGATGGAGTCGTAAAGACGGTGATTAAAGTCCTGATAGAACCGTCCAGTACACATATGGTACGCTATATCGGGACCCGTGATGGAACGGGCATTGTCTTGCTCCAGTTTCGACGCAGGCAACAACTCGGTTTTAACGAAGTTGTGCCACATTATCTTATGCCGGAAAAGGTGCCCATACCTCCAAAAGGAATCAACATCCTCACTGCAGTGCCTGAGAGCATCACCCTTAGACCTGTGATACCACTTATAAGGTATACCCGGTGTTGTAGAAGATTGTATTTCAACCTGCTCAAAGGGCAGCACCTTGCTGCCCTCAACACTAGGACCAAATTCATGGCACAACCAGGAAAACATGATGCCCATCTCACGCTCGGTTGGTATAATTTCAACAGTTGGAAGACCGTACCGGGAAACGGCCTTCAACTCCCTATTTTTGGTGGGCCTACAAACACCATACTCTGAATATCTGTCGAGGATTCCCTTACTGAAAAGGAACTCCTCGAAAGACGAATCATAGCGATCCTTGTTGGGATTTGAGTAGCTAGGGGGAAGCCTATCAACCCTGCCCACACATTTCAGGCCTGTTTTACTACTAATGGAGCCAGCATCCTCATCGGACACCGGCCTGATGGCCCCATTAGCGAGATACCAAAGTGGGATCAGACCATACTCCTTGCGGAGCTGGTCTGCCCGAAGGGCCCCGGCTGACTGGGGCCTGTCGGAAAATCCACAGTTTGCGAAAGTTCGTGGCCATAACCACAGGTCCTATCG